ACTACCCAACTGCCACACCATGGTTCAAGCTTTGGGACATTCATGCTACCTCCTCCGTCTCTCGTGGGATAATCTCGCCGCAAGTGTAGTCAAGCACTGATAAGTCAATGTCACGGCACATCTGCTGTACCTTTGCTGTCACTCTCTCAGGGTACGAGTCAACTAATGCGTGAGCCAACAAGTAAGACTTTTTACAGTGCAATATATCGCGCGGTCTAAAGTGCTGCGGATTCTCCACCGCATCTATTAAATGTTTGACAACAAAATACTTTGCAACCATCGCGACAGGATCAGGCTTGATTCCGTAAGGTGCGGCGTTGTTCATGATGCGCTGCTGTTTCTTTTCATACTCAAGCATTTCTTCAAGTACGTCATAGTTTCCAAGGTGACGCAGTGAATACAGTTCGCTCATTGCGCCGTTGATAATGCTTTTAATCTGATTCTTTGTCATCGTCGTCTCTCCCTAGTATCCTAACCATTCAAGAATTTCATTTGAGTAGTAAACCTTTTTATCACCTACCTCGTCAACAAATTCAGCCCAGTCTATGCCATGCGCTAACACCTCCGCCTTGGCTTGCTTCAGCGAGACTTGATGTCCTTCCATTGCTTCGTCATATGTCATGGTGTTGTTTCTCCGTTGTGTTTGTGGAGCCGCTCACGCAGCCCCGTTTGCAAATTTAAACTGTCCCACTAGCTCGCAAGTATCTCTAACACGTTGTAACAGCCCTTGATTCTGTTCGCCTTTGATTCGCTTTACCGTGTCACCGTTTACGTTGGTAACGTGAGCCTTTAACAATCCGTCATCGTCCCAAGTAATTGATATTGTCTCTCTTTTGTTTTCGTATATTTCCAGCATGTTTGTTTCTCCGTTGCGTTGTTGATGTATGTATATTAACGCTTGACAAATAAATAGCAAGACTCTTTTGCAAATACTGAAACAGGAAACCATTCACGATATGAATACAGTCTAGGTCTGGTGTGGTCGGTGGTGTGTCTATAGTGTGTCTATAGTGTGTCTATAAGGTCCCGCCTAGACTCTCACACCTCACCTTTGCAGATCTCCTTAGGCATCAACATATAAACATATAAAGATGTCTTTATGTTTGTCTGCTGAGATCTGGGCCGGGGAGGGGTTTTTCTGCGACGTGGAGGGGGAGGGTACCACTCAGATACAAAAAAGAGTCAAATTAGAACCTAAAATAACGCCTAGTTATCTAACAAGAAACAATATATAAATCAATGACATAAGCGGTGCAGAATCTTGACCGCGCTGGTACAGTTTAAAGGACAGTAAAGTCTTATTAAAATAATGCTTGACAAATCCTTAAAAGTATGATACAATATATAGTATATTATGTCTTTAAAGATTCTTTACCGCGCTGTATAAGATGAATATTATATGATATATATTAAATGTTTAACTTATAAGGCATACAAGAATCTTATAAGAGTCTTATAAGAGGGCTATATGACTGTTCCTGTTAAACGGAAACGTGGAAGACCACGTAAAGATGATGTTTCTTCTGTTAAAAAAGGAAGTCGCAACGCTGTTGGTCGCCCAAAGGGTGACGCTGCTGTTATAAACGAATACAAAGCACGGATGTTAGCGTCCCCAAAGTCGCGAAAGGTGCTTGATACTATTTTTGATGCCGCGTTAGACCATGACCATAAGAATCAAGCTGCTGCTTGGAAGCTTGTTATGGACAGAATACTCCCTGTTGCTGCTTTTGAAAAAGATATTGTTAAGGATGGAGGACGTAACGCCATTCAGATCAACATTAGTGGTGTTGGTGCAGTAGATGTTAGTGAACCTACAGTTATTGAAGGAGAAGTTATAGATGAATCTTAAACATTTCAGCCCTTCAGAGTTTAATTGTCAGGTTACTGGCCACAATAACATGGAAAAAGACTTCCTAGAAAAGATGGACCAGTTAAGAGACGCGTGCGGGTTTCCTTTCGTAATCACCAGCGGGTTCAGACACCCGACTGAGCATCCGATAGAGGCTAAGAAAGAAGTACCCGGCTGTCACGCGCAGGGGATCGCGGCTGATATAAAAATAACAAACGCCGTGTTTCGCCTTAAACTGGTAACTGAGGCTATTCGTTTAGGATTTACAGGTATAGGCGTGGCTTCTGACTTTATTCACGTTGACACTCGTGGTACAACACCCGTAATGTGGACTTACTAATGTTACTTACAAAAAATAAAAACCTAACGGACACTTCTACGCAAACAATTTTAGAAGTTCCTAATGGGTACATAGCACATTGGAATATGGCTTTTGTTGCTAACCTACACAACTCAACTAACAGTGTTACTTTATTTGTAGATAAGCCTAGTCCAACAGAAGATGTCTATATTTATAACGGAACTAATATATCTTCAAAAGAAAACTTGTTAATTGATGGTAATGCAATATTTGTTTTACATGGTGGAGATATTATTAAGGCGTCAACGGGTAGTTCAGGTAACGTAGAGGTAGTAGTTACCTTTGACCTTTACTACGCACCAACGGTGTTTAATAACTTAAATGGATCTTAATATAGAACTACTGCCTTGGCAGCAAGATGTCTGGGCAGACACTACTCGATTTAAAATAGTAGCGGCAGGACGACGTACTGGTAAGTCCAGACTGGCTGCTTGGATGTTAATTGTTAATGCGTTGCAAGCAGATAGAGGACATGTATTTTATGTTGCGCCGACCCAAGGACAAGCACGAGACATCATGTGGCAAACACTGCTTGAGCTTGGCAATCCTGTCATTTCTAATAGCCACATCAATAATTTACAAATCAAGTTGGTCAATGGAGCAACCATTAGCCTCAAGGGGGCTGATAGACCAGAGACAATGCGTGGGGTGTCGTTAAAGTTTCTTGTACTAGACGAATACGCAGACATGAAACCTGACGTATTTGAACAGATCTTAAGACCTGCGTTGGCTGACCAAAAAGGCTGTGCAATGTTTATTGGAACGCCAATGGGACGTAACCATTTTTATGATTTGTATAAGTATGCGGAACTAGGTGATGATGAAACGTACAAAGCTTGGCACTTTACTTCTTACGATAATCCATTATTGGACTCAGATGAAATTGATATTGCTAAACGCTCTATGTCGTCTTATGCGTTTCGTCAGGAATTTATGGCGTCGTTTGAAGCCCGTGGTTCAGAGATGTTTAAGGAAGACTGGGTACGCTTTAGTGAGGATGAGCCAGAAGTAGGTGATTATTATATTGCAGTTGACTTGGCTGGATTTGAAGAAGTTAACAAAAAGAAAACTAAAAACTCTAAACTTGACGATACTGCAATTGCCGTTGTTAAAGTTAGTGAGCATGGTTGGTTTGTTAATAATATTATCTACGGACGCTGGAGCCTTGACGAAACGGCAGCCAAAATTTTTCAGGCCGTTAGAGATTATCGACCCGTTAGCGTGGGTATTGAGCGAGGCATCGCAAAGCAAGCTGTAATGTCTCCGCTTACAGATTTGCAAAAAAGATATGGTACGTTTTTCCGTGTAGAAGAATTAACACACGGTAATAAAAAGAAAACAGATCGAGTAATGTGGGCGTTACAAGGACGTTTTGAAAACGGATATGTTACTTTAAACAGGGGTGAATGGAACAGTAGGTTTTTAGACCAATTGTTTCAGTTTCCTGATCCTTTAACACACGATGATTTGGTTGATGCTTTAGCTTATGTTGACCAATTAGCAAATGTGGCTTACGACTGCGAATATGAAATCGAAGACCACGAAATCTTAGACGTAGTAGCGGGATATTAAATATGACTGATTTATATGAACAAGACCCACTGATGATTGAAGAAACAATTGAAGATTGGGTTATAACTAAGTGTGAAGACTGGAGAGATTACTACGAAAGCAATTATGAACAGAGATTTGAAGAATATTATAGATTATGGCGTGGTATATGGGATCCTGCTGACAGTGACCGTAAGTCTGAGCGTTCCCGTATTATTTCTCCTGCACTTCAACAAGCAGTTGAGTCTAATGTTGCTGAGTTAGAAGAAGCTACTTTTGGCCGTGGTAAGTGGTTTGATGTTTCTGACAACATGGGTGATACAAATCCTAAAGACGTGCAGTTTTTACGTAATAAACTTACAGAAGATTTTGAAAGTTGCATGGTACGGAAAGCTGTTGCGGAGTGTCTTATTAACTCTGCAGTGTTTGGTACAGGTATTGGTGAAATTATTGTTGAAGAGATGAAAGAAATGTCTCCATCAACACAACCTATTATGAATGGGGACTTACAAGCAGTAGGTGTTACTGTTGTAGACCGTGTTAAAGTAAAGCTTAAGCCAGTACTACCTCAGAACTTTTTGATTGATCCTGTAGCAACATCTATAGAAGATGCTATGGGTGTAGCTATTGATGAGTTTGTTAGTCGTCACCACGTAGAGCTTCTTCAGGAGCAGGGTGTTTATCGTGATACTTACGTAGGTTCTGCTTCACCTGATACAGATCTTGAACCTGACCAAGATATTACTATTTATAACGACAATAAAGTACGTCTAACTAAATACTACGGTTTAGTGCCACGAGAGCTTCTAGATTCCGCTCTAAGCGACGATAACGAAGAAGAAGACATCGAAGGTGGTAACGAAACTAAAGAAGAGTCACAGTACGTAGAGGCCGTTGTCGTGATTGCTAACGGCGGTATACTACTTAAGGCTGAAGCTAACCCTTACATGATGGAAGATCGTCCTGTTGTGGCGTTTCCTTGGGACGTAGTACCCGGACGTTTCTGGGGACGTGGTGTATGTGAGAAAGGTTACAACAGTCAGAAAGCACTTGACACTGAGTTACGAGCAAGAATTGATGCTTTAAGCCTTACAATACACCCGATGATGGCTATTGATGCTACACGACTACCGCGTGGTGCAAAACCTGAAGTACGTCCCGGTAAGATGATTTTAACTAACGGAGATCCACGTGAAGTTTTACAACCCTTTAACTTTGGTCAAGTTAATCAGATTACTTTTGCTCAGGCCGGAGCCTTGCAGCAGATGGTACAGCAAGCAACAGGAGCCGTTGACTCAGCAGGAATTGCAGGTCAGGTTAACGGCGAGGCTACTGCCGCTGGTATTAGTATGTCTCTTGGCGCTGTTATTAAACGTCATAAACGCACACTAATTAACTTCCAACAGTCTTTCCTAATTCCTTTTGTTAAGAAAGCAGCTTATAGGTATATGCAATTTGACCCCGAAAATTACCCCGTTTCTGATTATAAATTTAATGCTAGTAGTACTTTGGGTATTATTGCAAGAGAGTACGAAGTTACTCAGTTAGTCCAACTGTTACAGACTATGGGTAAAGATTCACCGCTGTATAACACATTAATTCAATCTGTTATTGACAATATGAATTTATCTAACCGTGAAGAATTGCTTACAGCGTTAGCTCAAGCTTCTCAGCCTAACCCGCAAGCACAACAGATGCAACAACAGTTACAACAGTTGCAAATGCAGTTCCAGCAATCACAAACTGCAGCTTTAGCAGCTCAAGCGCAAGAATCACAAGCAAGAGCAACTAAGTTATCTGCAGAAGCTCAAGCAGTACCTCAAGAATTAGAAATTGATAAGATCAATGCTATCACTCGAAACCTTCGTGAAGGTGATGCTGAAGATAAAGAGTTTGAACGCCGTATGAAAGTGGCTGATACTCTCCTTAAAGAAAAAGCAATAGAAGGAAAAAACAATGCTAACCAACAAAGAACTACAAAGTCTTCTGAATCAGACGAACAACCACTTCCAAAGCCAATGGAAGAGGATAACAGAGTTGGAGAAGAAGGTAGAGGAGTTAACTAATGCCAAGAAAACAGGGACCGTCCAAAGGAAAAGCACGAGTAAAAGTGACATCGTCAGGAAAGAAAGTTAGTTACGGTCAAGCAGGTAAGGCAAAAGGAGGAGGATCTCGTGTAAAGCCGGGTACGTCTAAAGGAGATTCTTACTGCGCTAGGTCATTAGGTATTAAAAAACGTCTGCCTAAAGATAAACAGAATGACCCTAATACACCAAACAACTTATCAAGAAAACGCTGGAAGTGTTCCGGCGCTAAATCAAAAAGGGGCTAATCATGCCAGCACCACTTGCAGCAGTACCAGCAATAGCAGCTTTTATAGGCCGTCATGGTATAACAAAAGCAGTTAAAAAATACGGTAAAAAAGCAGTAGACGAAGCTCGTAAACATGCTAAAGACTTAAGCACCAAAAAAACACCCGGGCAGAAAAAGATAGAACCTGTTACTAAATCGCAAAGAGCTACAAGAAGCACGGCACGAAGAACTGCAGCTGTTGCTGGTCCTGTTGGCGCTGCTGTTGGCGCGGGAATGTCTAAAAAGAAATTAGCAGGATCAACAAAAAAACTCCCTTTAGCTAAGAAAGGCGTAACGGTTGATGCTAAAGGAACGGGTAAAGGTATTCGTTATTATCAAAACGGCAAAGAAGTGAGAATTAAATAGTGGCTAAAGGTGTAAAACATTATAAGCGTGACGGTACTGAACATACTGGTGGTACGCATAAGATGCCTAATGGAATGATTCACTCAGGTAAAACACATGGAAAAACATCTGTAAAGTTATTCCACTTTGATGAGCTTTCACAGAAAGCAAAGGAGAATGCTATGTCCGGTTATGGTATGAAAACAACTAACCCTAAGAAAAAGAAACCTGCATTACCTAAACGTGGTCAACGTACGGCAACTAACAAGAAAAACAAAAAGAAGTAGTTATGACAAAAGCTAAAAGTAAACCTAAAAAATCTGGACCTACTCCTAAAAACAAAGCACTGTACTCTAGAGTTAAGTCAGAGGCTAAACGTAAGTTTGACGTGTGGCCTTCTGCGTATGCTTCAGCGTGGTTAACTAAAGAGTACAAGAAACGTGGTGGTACGTATGGCTAAAGGCGGGCTTAAAAAATGGTTTAACGAAGAATGGGTAGACGTTAAAACTGGAAAACCTTGTGGTCGTAAGTCTGCAAGTAAAAGTAAAAGACCATATCCTTCTTGTAGACCTAAAACTGTAGCATCTAAGATGACAGCAGCAGAGAAAAAATCTTCTGCTAAACGCAAAACAGGACCAGCTAAAATTAAACATGCTGTAACTGCGTCAGGTCGTAGACGTAAGACTACAAAAAAAGCTTGACATTTAATTAAAACTGTGTTATAATATTACTATACAGTAAACTTTAGAGGAAACTATGTCACCTGAGCTTGAAACGTACTTTAACAATTATAATCAATTGTTTAATCACGAAGGTTTCAAACAACTCGTTAACGAACTTTCTAATAATGCAACACAATTAGCTGATATTCAATCGGTTAAAAACGAAGAAGAATTGTTTTTTCGTAAAGGTCAAGTAGCTGCTTTTGCTACTGTAATTAATTTAGAAAACACTATTACAGCGTCTAGAGAGCAAGCTGAAGCTGAAGAAGAA